TTGTTGATAGTAAAAAATTGAATGATTTAATTTCAGATGCTATTAAAAAGAAAAGAAATTAATTTTCTTTCCATTTCCAATTTTCAAAACTTTTTATGACATTATTCAATTCTAATTGAACATTATACTCATTAAATTTTTTAGATTTATTGTGAGTGTACTCTTTAATGATTAAAAAGTTATCATCTTTTTTTATTTTTTCTTTCACTGACAATTTGATTGTGTTATCTGTCAATAGTAAGAATTTTTCTAAAACGGAATTAAGATTCCTGAGTGTCTGTATAGTTGTCAAATCATCATCGTAGAATGTAATTTGAGAGTAATCTGTTATTATTTCATCAGTAAATTTATCTGAATCTATTTTAAGACCAAGTAGGTGTTGTAGAATAATTTTACTTTTTGTATGTGCTTTCTGATCAGCATTTTGATTTGAAAAATTATTTGAAATATAGTAATAGTTTTTTATAACAAGACCAATTTTTTCAAGTTGTGATTCTAATTTATCAATTTGCTTCTGATATCTTGATTTTGTATTTTTTGAACAAATTATGTAGATATCATCATTAGTATTGATAATATTATTGAATATTGTGATATCTAATTCAAAATTTATATTTTCAATTATTTCGGGATTTAAAAATTCTTGCATTGAGATTCCTAAATTTGATATATCAACTCCTGATTTTTTTGATTTTATTTTAATTTTATTCATAAAATCATTAGAAATCCAGAAAGTCTTACCATTAAATTGAATCTTATTATTTTGACTTTTAAGTATTCCTGATTTGAAAAGATTGAAATCTGCTAAATCAATTTTGATTATTGGTATATTTGGAGAGTTTTTGTCAACAACCCATGCTTTAGCCTCGGTTTGAAGTAATATATTTAAATCAATAAAATGTGCGTTCATAAATGTATATATTAAAAAACCCGTCTAAATTTGACGGGTTTTTTAAATCATTTGTTTAAATTATATCTTTTTCTAATGCGAACTCGTAAAGTACAGGTAATGATAGATGTCTATCAAACATTTCCCTTACATCTTGTAGGTTCTTTGATAATTTTAGTATGTTTATAATTTTCAATCCAAATTCTTCTTGAAAATAGAGTGCTGATTCGTGCCACGTTTTCTTATAGTTATGCATTTCTTGCCATTCATAGTCACCTCCTGTTAACCAGTAAAGTGCTTTATCGGGACATATGTTGTATAAATCAAATGGTTCTATGTTTATTTTCCAAATTTCCTCATTGAATTTCAATTTTCCGTATTTCATTAGAATTGCAACTCCTTCAGCTAAGTCATTTGTTGTGAATGGTCCGATTTCAAAAAAGTACTGTTGTTGATATTTGCCTATTTTTACAACATTATCAAACCACACATTGTATTCTATCATCTCAGCTATTTTTTTCCTTCTCATAAAAGAATTTTATTTTTTATATCAATTATTGATTGTGATTTATTCCGCTATTCCATTTTCCTAAAAATTCACCATTTTCAAAAATTCCGTTTTTCCAATTGCCATAAAATTTTCCATTTTTAAAAATACCATAATGCCAGTCACCGGAGTAGAAAGTTCCTCCGTTCCAGATAAGTGTATTCTTTTTTATTTCTAAAATTGCATTTTCGATTTCGGCATCAATTAGCCAATCTAAATTATTCTGTTCTAAAATTGTGTCAATTTTAGACTCAGAAGAGTAGGTTTTTCCTTCAAATATTAACTCCAAGTATCTCATATAAAATTATTGACTTGTATGTTATATATTTTAAAAAAATATCACGAAAAGATAAGATTAGTTTTTTTGCATAAAAAAACCGGAAGTATTTTCCGGTAGTGAATTTAGTTTTCTAATTTTTTGAGTGGTTTGAAAATATCTCCATTCTCAAGATAATTCAACATAATTACCCCTAATAAAAATCCAAACAAGTGGAATAATGTGGCAATTAAGAAACCTTTATTTACTCCAAAGTCTAATGACCAATAAGCGTGTACAAGTGGAAAGATTAAAATCAACCCACAGAACAACTTAACATAAGATACCCAATCAATCTGTTTCATATCTTTAATTTATTAAGAAAAATTATCTAAAAAGTTTTTTTCTTTACTAGTCAAAGAACTCAATCCGAACTTAGAGATTTTATCTAAAATAGAGTCGATGTCTAAGTTTACTTTAGATACTTTGGATTTTTTAGACTTTTTTTCTTTTTTGAAAGAGATAAAATCAAACGATTTCACTTTTTTCATTTTTTCAATTTGCTTCCGGCTCAGAGTCGCGTTGAGTTTGATGTTCTCGTATGTGTAAAAGGTATCATTAGCTAGTGATTTTGCCTTTACTTCAAATGCTATAACAGGATCTAAACCTTTTGTGTTATCAATAAGTTCAGTGTAGATATAGTATTTCTTAATACCTTTCTTTTTATTATCACAAAGCACTGATCCATTGAGGCCAAAATGGTTAGCCATTTCAAGAATTGTTTCATCGTTATATTTCATAACATCTAAACAGATAACCTTATTGAAGTCTATTTCCATCTTTCACATTGATTTATACAAATATAGTTAATATTTTTCAAAAAACAAAAAGTAGTTTTGAAAGTTTTTATATATATATCAAATATTTTTAAAGAATCTTATGGCAAAACGTTTGTTACAACGAAGTGAATTTCTTAAGCACAATAAATATAACTCTAAGATAAATGAGGCTATTGTACAAAATGATATACCTTGGGGTGACAGTCTTCTTGGTAGACTAATTAACTCTATAGCAAGAAAATCAGTAATTGCTTATAGGTCAAATAGAATAGATAAGCTTGTTGTGAGTCTTCAAAAGAATTTTGATAATCTACTTGAGCTTGCTGAGACAAATATTTCTGGAGGTGATCTTGCGTCGGTTGAAACATGGGCTTTATTTTCCGAGTTAAAGAGATTAGTATATGAGAATGGTGAGTTACAGGAGATTAAAAATGCAGCTAAAAATCTTAGAGATGATGTTGCTAAAAGTGGCATAGATGATAAGGATAGTATTGTTTCTATAATTGAAGAATTTTTGAAATTTCTTGAGGAGTTTGAATCTTTAGATAAAGATGAAAAAGATGATGATTCATCTAGTGAGGAAACTGAGACGATAGATCCTAATTCTAAGACTGGATTGAAAGTGTATCCACTTTTAATCAAGAATCTAAAGTCATTGAGTTTGGTACTTAGTCAATATGTCAAGACTAAGAGTCAAAGAGGAGTTGCAACTACAAATCCTGCAGAATTTCAGTCGATATTTTATGTTACAAAGCCAAATGATACTATTGAGTTGATTCAAAAATCTAAAGATAATGCGTTCAAATGGGATGTTGATAAGATATGGTCTAAAAATTCAAAGGTTTTATCTGAATATGACTCTGCAATCAAAAAAAATCCAAAACTTGGTGATAAGTTCAAACTTGCTCTTAAATCAGGGGTAAAGATTTTCCTTGGTAAAGGTAAGAAAGAAAAGGGTGTGCTTAAAGAAGTGTCGGAATCTTTTATGTTTGAAGATGCTGATTTGAAACCTGGTCAACTCGGTGTTGGTGGTTCGGAGAAAAGAGGTGAAATAGGTTCAGATGAGTCTCATCTTTCACAAGCTTTTTCTAAATTAAAGAAAGATCTGGATATTTTAGTATCTTCAAAAGAGAAGGGAATATCAATTGATCAAAATTTTATCAATGATATAGTCTCTAAATCAATTGATTCAAAGACTAAAGAGACAATTTTTGATTTGTACAGAGAAGTTCAAAGATATTTGATTGGAGATAAGAAATCTACTTTACAGGAAAGAGATAAGTTATATAAAGAGTCTTTGGAGATAATCTCTGATAAGAAGAAACAAGTAGTTGTTGCTGAGAAATTGGCACGTTTCACAAAAAGAGCTTTACAGTTTGATGGTGAAGGTCTGTATGGTGGATTAGGTGATATTGGTAAACCACTTGAGGATTACGTAAACAGTATGAAGGAAATTCTAAAAATAGAATTAACAGCTAATTCAACTAAAACTGAAGAGGTTAGTGAGTCTGTGATAAGAAACTATAATTCTTTTGTTTCATTGATAGTTGAGAAATCTGTTAGTTCTGGTGAGATAAAGGAGAAGTTTGATGAGTTATTTACTGAGGATATACAAAACAAACTTTGTTTGACTCAAGAAAAAATTGATGAATTGAAAAATGTAGGTAAGAATCCTGGTGGAACCTACGTGATTAGAACAACTGATCCAATAATTTCAATCATTAGACTATTTCAAAGAGCTTATAGACTGCATACTCCGGGTTCAATTCCTTCTGGTAGAAGTGGTGGTAAGGTCTCAATTTCGGTTTTCAATGAGTATGAATATATGGGTTCTGGTAGTGGTGGTGATGCGTCATCGCCAGGTGGTGGTCCTTACAGAAATAGAAAGCTTTTTGATAAGTGGCAAGCTGGTGTTGATACAATATTGGCAGATACTAAGTACAGAGCATTATTTTCTGAAAAGACAGTATTTGAGTTTGAATCGCCTACTGGTGAGAAAGGAGATCAGGTTAAAAAGGGTGGTAAAATGTTGTTAAGATTTGTTAATAAATTGCTTGATGATAATGAAATGTATAGAGGTGGTGATGGTGGTGCTCTTTACAAGGTATATGAGGAATATTTTGGTTTGAAGTTAGACTCTAAATATCTTAGTCCAGATTCTGGATCGGTATCTGATATTGAGAAAAATAATAATACAGCTGAGGCCGTGTCGGTTACTAAGTGTGATTGGTTAAATCTTGCTGATGTAGATATAAAAGAATCTAATTTATATAGATTATTTCAAAAAGACAATCGTTCAGATTATGAAAAAATGGCACTAAAATTTAGCATTAAAAAGGATGGTAAATCAGTGGTATATTATGGTTGTATAGATGGATTTTTTGAAGCACGAAAAGTAGCAATGATTATTTTTTCAGAGGGTGGTTATCCATTTGATTTGACTAAGGTAGATTTGTCCCCGAAACCAACAGCAGCTAGGCAGGTTTTCTTTGGTACTATTGAGGGTGATTTCAAAACTGGCGATGCTTGTAATATTAAATATATTGATCTTGAAAATTCAAGTAATTTGACTTCTACGAGAAGTGAAGAGCTTAAAGAAGTCATTACTGAGATGAAAGTTTTAGCTGATAAGACTGAGAGAAAAATCTATACTGGTTTGAGTACATATTTAATCGGTAGATTTTCAAGTTTTAACAAGAATAAAGAAATAGCAAAAAATATACTTAAACGATGAATAATATAAGAACATTTGAGAGTTTTTCTCGAAATCCAATGTTTAAGGGTATCAAAAGGCTTTTTACTGGACCGGAACATAAGGAAGTTGGTCAAAATGTTTTTAAAAAGGTGGAGAACTTTTTAAAAGGCCAATCGGGACCGGAAGTTGAGATATTTCAAAAGCCATCTAGATATAATATGTCTGATTATGGTGACTTTAAGATGTCAATAGGACTACTTATAGATGGTGAGAGGTTTTTAGTTGAGGTGTTGAAGAAACCACAATGGAAGCTTGTTATCAATAATGTTCATTATGATGTTTCTACGTGGAGTTGTAGAAACCTATGGTATCTACTTGATGAGTATGAAAAGAAGAATAAATATAAAGTAGATAAGATTAATAAATTTTTCAAATGACCTGTTACTATAACAGGTTTTTTTGTTTTGATTATTTAATATATAGGACATGAGATATCTTAAAAATTGGCTACTATTTGAAGCTGAAGAAGTTGGTAGTGATGATATACAGGAAGTTTCGCCTGATCAAGATTTAGAGAAAGACACTGTTTCTACACAAAAAGATGCTTTGAAAAAAGTTGGTTCTGACTTGAAAGAGTTTATACAAAAGCGTCAAGTTATAGATGATATATTTAAAAATTCTACAAGTGATAAGGATTTGAAACAGAATCTACAGAATTCTGTTTATAAAAATAGGCCACAAGATCAAGGTCGTAATCCTTATTTACAGGAATATGAGTATGTCATGAGAATGACTCGTCGTGTAAATAAAATAAAAAAGAGTCTAAAAAATGATGAACTAAAGAAAAAAGAAGTTCAGCATATGATATCGGATTTGAAAAATAGCTTGGCTGAAGTTTCTGATAAAGAGGATACCATCAATTTGCAGATGACGATTAAAAAAAATTCCGAGTATTTAAAAAAAATTGATGATAATATCAACAAGAATAAAAGACAACTAGCTCTAGATCAGACAAATTATCAAAAAAGAAAAAGAGATTTTGAGTCTGAGATGAAAGAAGAGCAAAAGAGAATAGAAAACATTTCTAAGTGAATATAAAAATAGAAAAAAATGACTTTTTTCTGTTAATATATAATCTATAAAAAATAAAAAAAATAAGTAATATGGCAATTCAAATCGGTAAATACAAAAGACCAGGAATCTTCATAGAAGAGATTGATAAGTCAATTATCACTAGCCCGCCGGTTACTGGACCAAGACCAAACCTTATTGTTGGTTTTTCCAGAAAAGGACCAGTAAATTCGGCTGTTTTATTGAGTAATCTTAGCGAACTTGAAACGATTTTTGGTTCTTTGGACAGACAACTTGAGAGAAAAGGTTCTTATTTCCACAGAACAATTTCCAAAATGTTAGAGGCTGGTCCTGTTTATGCAGTAAACCTCCTATTAACTGATGATACATTAGATACAGTTGAATATCAATCTATATCTACAACGACTCAGTATAAAAATGATTCCGAAAGAGTAGATTCTTTCCGTAAGTTCTTTGATACTACAGGATTCTGGAAAAGAGATACTGAATCTTTCATTGATCTTGTTGCTGGAAATACTGACAACTCACAAAGACTTCTTAATCTTGTAAACTTAGGTGACAGATATATTAGTGTGTTTGTTGTGAAGTCACAAGTATCTGGTTTTGACAGAGCTATGCTTGAGTGGTATGGTTCGGTTGAAAAATTACCTCCTTATGTTTATCCTACTGATTTGGCATCTGATTACTTAGTTGATGTAGTTGTTGTCGGTGGTGACTGGTCAAATTATGAATCTCTTTCTGAGGATCCAAGATGGCAACAATATTTCTCATCAACTGGTTTAAAGAAGACAGAGATTAGAAACTTTGCAAATGATAGAAATATTACTACTTTAGGTTATTACGAGGGTGTGTCTTTGATTCCATATTTCAGAGATCTCAATGGTAGAAATATCTTTATTGAGACTGCAATAAATAGAGATACTGATAGAACTGGATTGTTCTGTGCATTTAATAATAATTTAATTGAAACTGACTATCCTAAGGGACTGGTAGATTTAATTGGAAATAGTTTAGTTTCTGATAGTCTACTTTCAAACCCTCCATCACTTACTGAAACTTACTATCAATCTTTAGATAAGAATGATCCAAGAGAAGATGGTGAATTGAGAATAAAATTCCTTTCTTACGATCAGCAGATTACAGAGACCGTTACATTTACAAATCAAGTACTTGATAGACCGGGTAATGTTGCTGGTTTATTCGGTACAAATTCAGCAATTAAATCAAGAAATAATGTTTTAAATTCAATTGGTGCATATACTCACTCATTTAATGACAGTTCATCTGTTTTAGGTGGTGTTGTTTCGGGACCAAACGATGATACAAACTTATCTTATATAAAATGGCCTAATAGAACTTATTGGTTTACAGAGGGTTATGTTAATGACTTTTATCGTATTGGTGGAAGTGTTTCAACTGGTGTTGGTGCTGGATTCGCAATTGCTACTCAAAGTTTGAGTTTACAATATCGTGTCAATTCAACATCTGATAATGGTTACGCTGTTATTGGTGGTAATCGTGTGGCGCTTAGTGGAACATATTCTATTGAGCTTTCAAATTTAGACTTCCCACAAGTTGGAACTTCATCTGGAACTCAGTCATATAATATAGCTTACGTACTTACTAATCAAGGTACTGTAGTTGCTAAGAAGACTAATGCGACAGCGACTAAACCAACAGTTTCAACAACTGACATAGTTTTAGGTTGGGGTACTGTGAGTTTATTCGGTGGTATCTTCGTAACTGTATCTGGAGCTTATTCACCAACAATTACTGACTTAACTGTTGGTAGTCAGTCAGGTGGTGGTTCTAATGCTTACATTCCACTCAGTTTTGGTACTGATTATACTTTCTCTACAGCTTCTACACCGGCAGTTCCATTGGCTAGTGGTGATTTCAAAGTTGTATTTGAAGATACTAATAGTACACCAGACTTAACTAATTACGAGCAATATAGAAGATTTAAACTCTTCAATACTATGTTGACATATATTAACTCAGCAAATACTTCAAAAGGATTGATGTTGTTAGATCCTCAAGGTACTACAACTAAAAAGTCATTATCAGAAGTAACGTTCAAAAGTTTCGCAACTGGAACGACAGTTGATAAATCATTCGTAGTTAGTACAGGTTTATCAACATCTGATCTTTCTTCAATTCTTTCTACTGGAGAATTAGTGTTCTACAAGCTTGATGATGAGTTCTTGATTGACTATGCTGGTTTTGAAACTAAAAATACTCTACCTGCATTAACTTCAGGGTCAACAGCATCTATGGGTGTTGTTGGTAAGTATTCTTCTTTCTACACACAGTTTGATCAAGGTAATATTTCTACGGGAGATGTGTTCTTCCAGAATAACATCTATGATGATATTGAAGTACAGTTTGTACCAGGTGCTGGTGTAACCGCATCACTTGCTGGTTATAATTACGTAGTCTTCAAAGTGGATCAAACTAAGACATATCAGGCTAATAATGATAATTTCTTTGCTGAAATTAATGACCTTATTGGATCTGAGGCTCCAGATCAGTTCACTTCAGATGTTGAGGGTTACAAATTCTTAATTGGTGGATCTCTAAATAAGGGAGTATTTACAACTACTTACGATAGAGGTTTGAGAGCTGAGAATTCATTGACTGAGCCAGATAATGCTGGTGGTGATGGTACTTTAGCTTCAGGTAGAGCATATTTGCTTTATAGTCTTAGTGGTGGTGTTATCAATTCACTTGATACAAATACATTTAGTTACTATGCTTATGAGGTAGTTGAGGATGTTGTGGATGAAACAGTTGATATAGCTAAGTTGTATGGATATAGCCAGACACAGAATGGTAATGATTTAGCTGATAAACCACAATATTTGAGAGCTTATACAGATACAAGTGGAAATCTTGTAGTAAATTATACTGATTATAGTTTAGCAACTCAGTCGTATATCGGTTCACTTGCAGCAGGAAACTCTGGTCTGGCAACTAATGGTACGATTTATGTTAAATCACAAATTGGTAACTATAAACAGACTGTTGAGATTGAAAATCCAACAGGTTGGATTGAAAAGCCAAATGTAATTCTTGTTAGAAGAGCTAGATATGGTGAGGTTAGAGTTGGTGACTTTTTAGAAGCTGACTATGACGTAACACTTCTTCAGAGTGATGAGATGCCTAAGAAACTTACAAGAATACTTTCTAAAAAATTGTGGACTGTGGATGGTAATTATGTAGAATTAGCTACTGATCTACCTATCAAAGTAAGAACAATTGGTACAGATAGACAAACTACTAGATTTACAAAAATTGACGATTTAGTAACATCTTATCAAGCAATTTCTCTTAAAGGATTCAGACTACGTGAGGCTCAAATGCCGAACGGTACAGATGTTAGACAAAATACAATTCTTGATGTTGTTAAGAAAGGTACAAACTTGTACAGATCACTTATCAATAAAGAGGCATTTGATTTTAGATATCTAATTGACTCGTTTGGTCTTGGTCTTTCTGCGGATTCTAAACAGAACTTAGTTGACATTATTGGTGATCGTCTTGATGCATTCGGTATCTTGAACATGCCATCTTTGAGACAATTCAAAAACTCTGTTAATCCTTCTTTCAAAGACTCTACAGGTAACGTTCAGATTGAGTTCGTTGCTAAGGGTGGTGATCCGGATAGTAATCCAAACTTCTTATACTCATTTGGTAAAGGTAAAGGTGTGACATCTGTCGGATACTTCCTACCTTATGTGCAAGTAGATGATTTTGGTAGAATTATTGAAATTCCACCAGCAGCTTACGTTGGTCTTACATTTATGAGAAAACATACTAGTACGACAACAAGTATAACTCCTTGGACAATCGCTGCGGGTGTTAATAATGGTCGTATTGAGGGTATCCTTGACCTTGAGCAAATATTCTCTTACTCAGATCTTGATTTCTTAAATCAAGCTCAAATGAATCCATTGACTTTCAAGAGAAATAGAGGATTTATTATTGAAACTGAGAACACTGCTCAAGTACTTGTGAAATCTGCATTATCTCTGATTCACGTTAGAGAGGTGTTGATTGAACTTGAGAGAGAATTATCAAGAATGTTACTTGACTTCCAGTGGACATTTAACACTCCAGAAATCAGAGCGGCAATCAAATTGCAGGCAGACGTTATCTGTGAGAAATATGTAGCACAAAGCGGTCTATTCAACTACTTCAACAAAATTGATGAGGAGAATAACACTCTTGAAATAATTGATAATCAAATTGGTGTACTAGACACTTATGTTGAGCCAATCAAAGGTATGGGAATCATTGTTAATAACATCACGATTCTTAGAACTGGAGCTATTTCAGCAGGTGGATTCATCAATTCATAATTCAGATTTGAACTTAAACAATGAAACCCGGATATTTATATCCGGGTTTTTTTATTATCTAAACACCAATAATTAAAAGAAAAAAAACTCTCAGTTTTTCTGAGAGTTTTTTTTAGTTACCTAAATTTGATATATTTCCAAGTCCAGAATTAAAATTATTCATTATGTTTCCAGGATTGAAATTTCCTAAACTGGTTTTTCCTGACTGTTGAGCTTCATCAGCTTTTCTTTGTTGCTCCTCTTCTTCTGTTAACTCGTTGACAATTTTAATATTTTCTTCGAGTAGCCAGAATGGCCATTCATCTATACAAAATTCACTAACATGATAGTGTTTTTGTAGAAGTAGTTTATTCTTTAATAAAGGCTTCAAAGGCATCATGAATAACGAAAATACCTGACGCTCCGTTGGGAAATTGCATTTCAGCGCGGACCTCCACTCCGCAGGCAGTGCACGGTTTTACCAGTTCTTTAATACCAAATGTCATTTTACCAACAGCTGCATTTAAGAATTGAAATGAAATATCATCCATTTGTTCAAATTCATCTAGCTTAGCTTTTATACCATCGTAAGTGATTGAATTTCTACCACCAAGCATGAAAGGTATAATTTTTAAGAATGAAAGATTCGGTTGTTTATTTTCATTATTTTCTTTTACAATATACTCTGTAAATGCTTTTTGAATTCCAATATTTGGAGGTGTTAGTTCAAACTGTTTATTATTTACGGTTCTGAATACAAAAGAATTGGTAGTTCTATTAAAATATTTCATTAATTTCTGATCTACTTCGTGAAACCTGAAGTGTTTTCTTATTAGTTGAACTTGATTAGATTCACCACATGCTTCACATTTAACAGTAACTGCTAATTCAGTTCCTTGTTGGAAAGTCAGTTCGCGGATCGTGAATATTAGATAAAGTCTATCTTGATCTTTAATATCAAGAAAGCTTGCGATCCTACCATCTACATATTTTACTCTCACACAAGCTGATAGCATATCATTCATTTTTTCAACAATATCGTAGAAGTTATTGTCATCAACCATAGAATATGCTTGTATTTCTCTTACAGAGGCTGGTCTAACCATAAAAAGAGTTCCAGATGGATAAAAAGATCCGCATGGTAGTTCTTTTACGTCAAAATTGAAATATTTTAAATCAGAAGCTCTTGAATTATCTTTCTGTATTACTTCAATGTTCGGAATTTGAGGACTTTTATTTTTTTGTTCCTGTTGTTCTATGTGATGTTTCAGGAAGTCCTCTTCTGACATTTCTTGATTTGTCATATAAATATAATATTTTTTTGTATATATAGTTATATAATCTGTTTCCTTTGGTGTTTAGAACTAAAAATTAGTTTTTTAATTTAAATATATAATATCATAAGGATGTATAGAGACTTAAATAATTAAAATATATATCTTATAATTGCTAAAAACAATTAAACAAAAAAAAATATAAATAGTTATGCCATTACCACATTTTACACAACTTGTCGTAGCAGGTGCACCGGGCGGTCCTGGAACAACTCCTCAAGAACCGGTATACACTAATCTCTTTGAGATTACATTTGTACTTCCTACGATTTTGCAAGCACAAGGCCGAGATCCAATCATCTTCCTTCAGCAAGCACTCTCAATTGATTTGGGTACCACTAACAAGACTTTAGGTACTTCACAACAGCGTTGGAAGTATTCTACTCGTAGATTCTTAAACGCGGGTCCTACTGAGACTGACATTGAATCACTTCAGGTTAAATTTAACGTTAACGTGAATAATCAGGGTTCAATGGAGACTTGGGCTGGTTTGAGAGCTTGGTACGATCTTGGGTGGAATTCACAAAACGGTT